AGCTCAGCCACCGGAGCCATGCAACTTATGGCCTCATATCATCGAGAGCCAGCGAGTTATCTCGGCTGGGATATAGATACTCTGGAGGGTAATCTCGCGTATGCTGAGTACCTTTATGATAGAGAAGGGGTTAGGCCTTGGCTGCAAAGTTCTGGGTGTTGGTTGAGATAAGATATGGCTATAAATAAAGGTATCTCGGATAATAAAGGGGTCTCCCCTACCCTACTCGCTGTCAACTAAGCGAGCTCAGAAGAGCTCAGACTAGTTAATCCCAGACATCAAGGTGAGTAGGGAAGTGGTATACTTTTACATATGGCAGATAAAAACATTACTATCATCGGGCTTAAAGAACTTAGGGAAGCTATGAAACGTAATCCCGTCCAGGTTAAAGAGTCAGCTCAAAGATATCTCGTTCGGGCGATGGCGGTTTATAGATCAGGGATTATAAACTCCCCCTGGAGAGTTGGAGGTCAAGGTGGCGGAGCTCCGGTAAGTAATGACCCCCGATATCGAACGAATAGTAATAAAGGATTTCAAAAAGCTAGGTCAGGTAATTTGCGAGATACTCACCGGACTCAAATTAGAGCACTTAGCGCAATGATTGGACCGAATCAACAAGCCGCGCCATATGCGGCAGCGGTACACGGAGGAACCAGCCGTGGACTTAAGGCTCGACCGTGGCTTGACTATGTAAAAGAAAATAAAGATAGAGAAGTTCAAACACTAGAGCGCGATATGCTAAAATCTATAGTAAGAGATTTAGCTAAAAGATAAATTATGTACGCAATACTAATACAAAAAATAAAGGACTCACTGACTGCCACTACCGGAGTCGCCTCTTTCAGTACTGTCCCGGGAGCTGCCATCACTGAGTATCCTCACGTATTTTTTAAGCCAGACGGATTTACTAATGAATTCTTAACTGGTCAGGAGAATGAAATGATATACAGCTTTTTAATGATTGTCATGGTAACGGCTGAAGGTGTTGGAGGATCAGCTGATAAAGCTTTTGCTCAAGTACTCCCCTCTGTGGTTGATAACATTGTCGAGCAGTTCAACAATGATTGGAATGGTGGAGTAGTCGATGGCCATAGAGTTAGGGTACTCATTGACTCAGCTGCAGGTTGGGAACTGTCTGAGGAAGATAAAGCTCTAGTAGCTTACGCACCGCTTTCAGTACAGATTAAAGTGGTTGTTGATGTTTAGGATGTGGTATTATTAAAGTAATAAATTTATCAGAGATTTATCTTAATATATTGCTTATGGAAATTATCGGACGACAAGTAGAAATCGGAGTAGCAACTGAGGTAACTCGGGGAACTGCCGAAAGTACCGCTGACAAGTGGGGACGTAAAGTTACGGCTAACGTAGTGGAGCGAGCTACTCACGCTATCGACGAAACAACTCGAGGACGACTCGAAGACGGAGAGGGTCGACGGGTTGTACAAAAACACATTGAGGGAGACATGGAAGGGATCGCTCACGCTGACATGATTGGTTATTTGTTTGCGAACCTTTATGGACTTGCCGTAACTTCAGAAGTTACCTTAGGTGAGTCTTTCTCTCACGTCTTTAACCTGAAGCAATCTATCCAGCATCAATCTCTGACACTATTCGCAAAAGATGGCTCAGTCCAACAATCTGTTTTTGCTAACGCGATGATTTCAACTCTTGAAATCTCAGCAACGATTGACGACTACGTTCGATTTACCGCGAGCTTCATTGCAGCAACGTCAGCCAGTAACTCAGATACTCCGAGTTATGATACTGAATACGATTGGATTGCTAAAGATATTGAAGTTAAACTAGCTGAAAGTGCTGGAGGTCTCAGTGGTGCTGCAGCGGTTAAAGCTAAAAATCTGTCTGTCACTTTCGACCAAGGTCTTATCCGAGATCACGTTGTCGGCTCTCTTGGTGCAGACGATGTATATAACGCGAAGATGATGATTGAAGGGACGATGACTCTGAACTTTACTGACGAAACATTTAAAGATTACTACTTAGGGGACGATGATCTTTACATGAGTATCACTCTGACTGGAGATGCTGATTTAGGCTCAGGCGATGTTCCGACACTGACTATCTCGCTAAATAAAGTCCAGTTCCAAGACTGGAACCGAGACGGAGCGGCCGCTGATTTGATTACTCAAGAAGTATCGTTCCGAGCGTTTTATAACGCTGCTGACCAGAAGCAATCACAAGTAACGCTGCTGAACGCAACGTCTTCATATCCAAACGTACCGAGCTCATAATCCGTTTAAGACTGTGCACACTGAGCGCTATCATGGCGCTCTTTTGTGTAGTATGATAAAGTATAATCATATGGATAAACAAAAAACAACAAGAGAGGTATCTGACGATTTAATTAGTATGGGTATGAAAATGACAATGGGTATAACCGTACCGATATTCCTCTTCATACTAGGATTATTCATGATGCCTTTTGGGATTATCTTGTGGCTTATAGCACTAATAATTTTTACCAAAGTATTTACGCCTAAATAATATGCCAATTTTAAAAGAAAGAGCCACAAAAACAGTAAAGCTAAAAACTATCGAGGGAGGAGAGGTGGTGATTTATACCAGTCTTACTGCCGCTGATGCCGAGTTAATGAACAAGCTACAAATTGAACATCCTATTACTGCACCGCTGCAAATTCTAATTAAGAGTTGGAATATTACAAACGCTGAGGGAATAGTTCTTAAGATTACTCCAGGCAATGTTGGAATGTTAAATCTAATTGATGTCAATTATATTGTGGATGAATCGGGGATAAACCAGGGTACTTTTTTAGCGCCGGAGCCGATCGAGACTGGCTCAAAGTAAAAGCTCGAGTTTGCCGTGAATACAAATGGACTGAGGAACAGTTTGATAATACAAGATGGGATTTTATTGATGTTATACTAGAGACACAAAAGCAAGAGCATGACGATAATGTTAGACTAAATAAAAAGTATGGCCGAAAATCGTAAACTCAACATCATAGTCGACCTGGTAAATAAAGTATCAGGAAAACTCACTCCCCTGGAGAGAGATCTTGATCGTACCGGGAAGAAGATGAGAGAGGTTGGTAAGTCTATGACTATCGGAATCACTGCACCGCTGATTGTTGCTGCTGGTTTTTTTGTGAAAGCGGCCGCTGACGCTGAGGAAACTGAGAACAGATTTAGGGCTGTGTTTGGATCTCTGTCTGATGACGCTAGAGCATTTGCTGATGAGCTCGGAGATGCTGTCGGTCGATCAAGTATTAAAATAATGGATGGTCTTTCAACCTTTCAGAGCTTTAGTGTTGGTATGGGATTTGCTAGAGAGGGTGCTGCAGAAATGTCTAAGAGTATCCAGACTCTTTCTCTGGACTTCGCGTCATTTAATAACATATCTGACGATGAGTCGATGCAACGGTTTATCTCAGCTCTCTCAGGATCTTCAGAGGTACTCGATCGTTTCGGTATTAACATTAAAGCGAGTGCTTTGGATTTGGAACTACAAGCTCAAGGACTAGCTAACTCCACCGCTGAAGCTACTGAGCAGGAAAAAGTTATTGCGCGTTTAGCAATTATAATGCGAGCGATGACTGAGCAAGGTGCGGTCGGAGATGCTATTAGGACTCAATTTTCGTTTACTAACCAGATGAAACGGTTAAACGATGTCTTTCTTGATTTTAGAGTCCAGCTAGGGCGTGACATTATCCCGGCTTTNACNGGNNTNGTTACTAGTGCTGCTAATGCTATGAAGTCGTTTAACGAACTTTCAGACGGTACTCGTAAATCTGTTTTAGTCTTTGCAACGTTTCTCGGGGTACTTGGTCCGATGGCATTGCTTATGGGGGGAGTAATAAAAGCAGCCAGACTTTTAAAGCTCGCTTTCTTTGGGTTAAGAGTTGCTTCTTTGGCACTCTTAGGTCCGTGGATGCTCGTGTTAGCCGCTGCTGCTGCGGTTGCAACTGTGGTAGGAATAAAACTTTTTAGTGCAAATAATGACGCAACCAAGTCGACAGCTGAGCTTGAAGCGCAAATTGCTTCGTTTGCTCCGACTCTACCAGACCTTGCTGGAGGTGCTAATGGAGCCGCTGGCGCTCTCGGTAAAATGGGAGAGGAGGCTGCAGCGTCTGCTAAGAAAATAGCAGATTTACATAAACAGGCGATGCAGACATTTAAAGCTCTTAATGATGACGAGGCTGACTCGAAGCGTTCTCTGGCTGAGCTATTAGTTGCTCAAGAGCAAAAAGTTGCTGACATAAAACAAGAGCTTCGGAAAGCTGAGCGAGATGATGAAAATGATCAAGCGGCCACATCTATCCGGAGACTTGAACAATCTTTAGAAGTTGAAACCAAAGCCTTAAAAAGCGCCAAGTTTATACAAACTCAATTTAAAGCGGAGGTTATTGAAGCTGAAAGACGAGCAGACCTGACGGCTTTTGAGAGACAGATTGAGGATATCCAACTAAGTCGCATCGAGCGACTAAAGGATCACATCGCTCGACTACAGGAAATCCAGCTAGAAATTAAAGCGGAGGATGATAAAAATAAAGCGATTACTGCCAGTTATGCAGCGTCTCAAGCCGCTATTAGAGCCGAGTCAGACAAGACAAAAGATAACGCAATCAAGAATTTAAATGAACAGCAAACAGCTATAGAAAGATTAGCTCGATCGATGGACCAGCTTGGTGGCATGTCTAATAGTACGCGGTCTCTACCTCGCGGGCTCTCTGGAGCCAGAGCACGGCGGTCCGATGGGAGCCGGACGCTCATACCTAGTAGGAGAGCGAGGTCCAGAAATAGTCACTCCTAATACTTCATCTTTTGTGACGGCCAATGACCAGATAGGAAATGGTGGTGGAGGCAATCCGATAGTAAACGTATACCTTGATAGTAAACAAATCGCCGCTCGAGTTGAAGCTGGTATGGCTAAAGCTATTCAGCGACGTATCCGCACCACTTAATTTATGTCTTTAGTAATCACAATTAATTCAGTCGACAGAACTCTTGATATATCTCAAGAGTCTTTGAGTTTAGATATGGGGCTCAGCAAGTCACCGTCTGTCTTAGAGTTTTCTATGAGAGGTGTCAAATCATCTGTACCGACTCCCGGACAGACAGTCCTTTTAACTGAGGACGGTATTAATATTTTTAAAGGTACAGTCACTGAGAAGGTTGAAGACTTGGTCGGGGGTCAAATGATGCCTGGATATCGGTTTGTAGCGGTCGATGGCTTTCACGAAATGGACAGGCTTCTGGTCCAAAAAGCCTACAATAATACTGACGCGACAGCCATCGTCCAGGACCTAGTTGATAACTTTATGTCTGGCTTTACGCTGGAGGCTCCCCTCACCTCTCCGACGATTAATACCGCTCGCTTTAACTATGAGCAGCCGTCGCGGTGTATCACTAAGATAGCCAATGAGGTGGGCTGGGATTGGTACGTGGATGCAGCAAACGTCATTCACTTCTTCCCGGGGGGCACAATCCTCGCTCCGTTTGATATTACAGACGATAACGGACGGCTGGAGTTTAAGACGCTAGAGTTTGAGCAAAATATAACGGAGCTCAGGAATCGTATCTTTGTCAGAGGGGGGACGTATGAAGACCCAATATCCGAAGTAAACGCGATTGACTTGTATGAAGCAAACGGAGTCGACCAGACGTTTCCTCTCGTGTATCGATATACCAGCGTACAAGTTACCGTCAACGGGGTCTCGCAAAGTGTCGGGGTAGACTTTATCGACCAACTTGTCGGGGACAGTGTATCCAGTGGCACTACTAGCGGGGTGACTACTAATCAGCTTATCGACAGTACAGCCACGTTTGTAACCGATGGAGTGGCTGTCGGGGACCAGGTCCAGAATACAACTGACAGCACTTACGCTATTGTGACATTAGTGAATTCTCAGACGGTACTGACTTTGAACAGAGACATAATGACTTCTGGCGAAAACTATCAGGTACGAGAGCGGCTGCTCAACTGTTTGTATAACTTCCAAGAAAAGCTCGTCCGATTCCCAGAGGGCAATCTACTTGCTGGAGAAATTACTCGAGTATTTGGTGATGCTAAAATCCCGCTTATCGTTCAGGCTGAAGACCCGGAGTCTATTCTGGCGTATGGTTTGCGCGAAGGGATTGAGATTGATAATACTATTGACTCGATTCAAGAGGCTGAGCTGTTAGCGTTTGCCCGGGTTGACCAATGGAAAGACGGTTCAAAAGAGGGTAGCTTCCAGACCAGAGAGACTGGATTGATGGTCGGAATGTCAATCACTATTAACTCGGCAAAGTTTGGAGTCAATGAGGTCTACATGATTAATAAAATTAGAGGTTCGATGAATGGATTTGACCAGTTCATTTACGACGTAGACTTTCTCAAATCCGGAGAAACGACCTTTACCGACATTGTAATCGGTCTGATTAATAAGTCCCGAGAAGCAATCGAAATCTCTCCCAACGAAGTAATCCAGCGTTTCCGCAAAGTCGAGGACGCCTTTAGCATGAGCGATGAGATTGTCAGTGTGACTACTACTGAGGGTCCTTATGGGTAT